ATTTAGTAGCGAAGGTGATGAATCCAGTAAAAGTAAAGCAATTATTAGAAATAATATTTATGTTGATAATACTGCTACTTTAAAAGGTATGCAGGCAATGACTCAGACAATTGCTAATACAAATATTAGAGCTACTAGAGCAGCTAATATGCAGACACTTAATGCATTAAATATTGGATTTGGTAAAACTAACTACGAATTGCTTCGAGTTAATAAGAACTTAGAAAATATTAATGCAAAGTTAGATGCTATGATCGACTTCAATAACAGAAATGTTAGTGTAGTAAATCAGAGTATGCTTCAGTATTTTGATCAGTCTCTTGATATGATGAAATCTATGAATAAGATGTCTGAAATATCCAAGAAAGCTCCTAAATATAGAAACGTTGATGATATATTTAGTGGTGGATTTAATATGTCTGAATATAAGAAAAATATTAAATCTAATATTGATAATTCGCCATTAGGAATGATTTCATTATTGAAACCTATGGTAGAAATGATGACATCTATGGGTGGAATGATGGGTCCCCCTAGACTTGCTAAAATGGGATTTGAAGCTTTACTGAAACAGGCGATAATTCCTAAGAAGACTAGAAAATCATTGGATAAGTTAGACAATAATTTTGAGCAGTATATAAAAACATCATTATTGAGATTAGGAGATTATGGTCAGGAAAATCCCGATTCACTAAAGGGATTTGTCGCACAAATACTTGGTGTAAATCCTTCTAAGTTTAATAAAGATCTTAAACTTGGTGATTTTAAGAAAGGTGCAATGACTTGGAACGGTATTGCACAGAAAACTTTAGTTGAAGTTATTCCTGAATATTTATCTAATATTGATAAGAATCTTGAAAAGTTAGCAGGTAACGCAAATGCTGAAGCTAGACGATATGATATGACTAGCGGAAAGATGATGCGTGAGTCTGAGCTTATATCATCATTAGAAGAAAAATTTGATTCTAGAGCTGTAATGGATTTTATGAGCAGCATTCAAACTCTTAATAAATTTGCAAAAGATAATAATATATCTGATGCAGCTAGACAAAAAATGTTGAATAGCTTAGATATATATGCTAAAACTAGAGTTAATTCTAAAAGAAATACCGATAAAAACCTTCAGAAAAATATGAATATGATCTTTGGTCATTATCTTACGCCTAAACAGATTATGGAGTTAGCGCCTATGATCGATCAAGATGTTGGTAGAAATAGAGCTAATAGACGTACTCTCGGTGATAATATAATTTATGATCCTTCGAATTCAGCATATCGTATGTTACTTGCTAGTGGCAAAGTAGACTATAAAGATATATATGAAAAGAGAAGAAATTTAAGTAATGAGAAATTTGATGCTAAAACTGGTAAAAAGTATTCAGATATGGACGAATTTGATATCAAACGACTTGAATCTGCTCGTGAAATGGAAGAAAAGATCGAAAATGATGGAATTTATAAAACGATTCAGGATGTTGTTAGTAAATATCTTAAAATAAATCTTCCAGATATCAAAGTTAAAGGTAAGTCTGATAGTTTAAGATCTCGTTATGATACAAAATTTTCTAATGCAATTGAATATGTTGACGAAAAGCTTTATGATGCTACTTATGGTGGTGGCTCAAAGAAGACAAAAACTGATAAAGACACAGATTCCTTTGATCAAATTTCAAATGAATTAATTGGTAATGTAGATAAAACTTCATTAAATAACGTAACTAAGATGAAGCAGCATAATATTGAAAAAGATGCTGCTAAAGCTGCACAATTAATGAAGACTGAAAACGCAAAGAACGAACAGAAAGCTGCTAAAAAAAGAGGAAAAGGTGCTAGTGCACGTAATAGACGTAGAAGAGCTCATAGCAAAAATAAAGCAGCTATGCCTAGTTCAGATGAAGATGCTGCCGCCGCCTCGTTGGGTGGTGTTGAAGAAAAACTTGATGGTGTTACTGAAGCCATTATAGACGGACAGACTCTTCAGACTAAACAAAATTATGCTTTATTCCAGTCATTCTTCAAACCTCTCACAAATGCATTATTTGGTGAGAATGGGTTAATAAAGAAATTCTTTGTTAATGACCTTACTAAAGCAGTTGCTGATAAGGCTACGAAATTCTTATTCGGCATAAAGAATGAAAATAGACAGTATGAAGATGGCATATTCTCTGGTGTAGCAAATAAATTCTTAGATGCTGCTGATTATATGAAGTATGTGTTTAGCGGTAAAGGATATACAACTAGAGATGGTAAAAAGACATATGCTGATAGCGATGATGAAGATTCTGTTATCGGAAATTTAAGAAAAAGTTTTAAGTCTATATATGAAAATGCTGCAAAGTATTTAGGCTTTGATATTAAGAAGAAAGATTCATCAACTCCTGAAGCTACGATTGCTGCTGGAACTGAATCATCAGTTGATAAAATAGCTGAAGCAACTACTAAAGCTGCCGAAGAAATAGAATCTGCTGGAGAAACAGTAAAGGGCGCTATTCTTGGTGAAGAGAATGTAGATGAATCAGATAAATCATTCTTTAATAAATTTAAAAATAAATTCAATAAAATCGCCCCTAAAGCAATTGCTGCTGGTGTTCTTGGAGCTGGTGCAGTAGCTTTATCTGGTGGATCCATGGGATTGATGGGATTATTCTTACCTGATAGCTTAATTGGTGGTGCCATCGTTGGTGTTGGTGCTAGCATACTTAGTGGTAGCGAATCCTTCAAGAAATTCATGTTTGGTGAAAAAGATGAAACTGGCAAACGTACAGGTGGAGCTTTATCTGTAAAGATGCAGGAGAACCTTAAGAAAGCTTTACCAGTTGCAATTGGTGCTGGTGCAGTTGGTGCAATTAAACATGTTGTGACTCCTAATAGTGGTGGATTTTTATTAGGTACATTATTACCAGGAAGTATTTTAGGTGGAGCACTTTTAGGAGTTGCTACATCATTAATTACTAGAAGTGAATCTTTCCAAAAATTCGTATTTGGTAAAGAAGATGAAGATGGTACTAAACAAGGTGGATTATTATCTAAAGCACATAATAAAGCGTCAAGTGCTTTAACTACGGCAATGCCATATCTTAAATCTGGTGCAAAAGGAGCAGGTATCGGTGCATTAACAGCTGGCGTAATTGGTCAGATGGGTGTACTTGGTGCAGCTTTAACACCTGGTGGTATGATTGGTGGAGCTTTAGTTGGTTTAGGCTTAGGTATTGCTTCACAGAGTGATAAATTCAAAGATTGGTTCTTTGGAAAAGAAGATGAAAAGACTGGAGAAAAAGATGGTGTTTTACCAAGATTCCAGAATTTCTTAAAATTAGAAGTATTTGAACCTGCAGGAGATGCAGTAAAGAATACCGTAGAAGATTTAGCTCATTGGACTAGAGAAAAAGTAATGTACCCATTCCAGTTAGCGTTTGGTCCAATACTTGATGCTCTTGGTTCAGTTAAGATGAGTATTGAAGACGTTGTACAGTCAGCATTCGATAAGATTACCGATGGTGTAACAAGTCTTGTTAAATCCACATTAGATCCAATTAAAAAGATAGTATTCGAAAAAATGCTAAAACCTGTTGGAAAAGCTGCATTAAATACTGCTGCTATTGGTGTAAAGATGGCAGGAACAGTTGCAGCATCTCCAATACAATTATTATCATTAATGATGGCACCTCAAAGACATAAAGTCATGAAAGATTTCAATCAGCAGTATCGTGATGATAGAATGAAAGAATCTGAAGAAAAATGGGATAGAGAAGGTACTGGTGTACTTGGAAGAACATTTGATTCTATTCGTAATTTAGCATCACCATTTGTTGATAGTGTTATTAATAAAGAACGCTATGCTCAAGCTGGTGAAAGATTTGGTGCATCTCATAGTTATGAAAGAAGAAGATATAACAAAAAGACACGTCAGTGGGAAAATGAAGAAGTTGCTCTTAATAAACTTGGATGGTTTACTGCCAAAACTTCAAAAGGTCTTCGAGATAAACAATGGAAGAGCCGTAAGAAGGAAATGGAAAATGAGAAGAAAATTAATGCTCTTCGAAGACAATATGCCAGAGAAGATAATCATCTTAAACGTGAATTAACACCCGCAGAAAAAAATAAAAGAGCAAAAGCATTTGCTAAATTGGGCGTGCAGATTAATCCTGATAAGGTAACTGATTTCATTTATAATAGAGATGAATTCAATATCGGTACAGGTGATCTTTTAGAAAATACAAAAATTAGAAATACTATAAATAAATTTAAAGAAGAAGATAAAGGAGAAGAAAAAGAACTTACAGAAGATCAGGTTGCTGCTAGAAGAAATGCAATTCTTGCTAGTGATACATCTGTATCATCTGATATGCTTGGAACTTCTCAGGATATCAATGACTATATTTATAGAAATACAGAATGGAAACAGAAACAGACAACTTCTGCTACTATCGCTGGTAGAGAAGCAGAAGAACGCAAGAAGAAAGATGAGCAGTATAAATTTAAGGTTCAGGAAGGAATCGAAAATACCACTGATCATTTAGCTGGACTTAGAAATACAATATCAGAAGGATTTTCCTCATTAATTCAAATTCTGTCTGGTGGTAAAATTAAGACTAAAACTAAAAAGGTAAAAAAAGGCGCCCGTCAAAATAATAAAGAAGTAGATGAATTTAAAGTTAATATAACAAAAAATGATGCAGATAAAGTAAATACTTCTACAGAAGAAATTGGTAAGCAAACTAAGGATGCAATACTTAAGGCTAGTGAAGAAGAGAAAGAAAAAGAAAAAGCTGAAAAAAATAAAGATGCTGCAACTGGTGGAAAAGGTATTCTTGGTAAAGCTAAGGCTCTATTATCTGGTGAATCAAATGATGAATCATCTTCTGGAATAGGTGGAATATTATCTAAAGTACTTGGAGTTGGATCAACTCTATTAAAGAGCCCAATGCTTGCTGGTATGGCTATTATTGGTGGTACACTTTTAGGTGGTGTAATTACAAGAGTAGCTGATACAATTGGTAAGGTTCTTGTAGAATATGTACCTAAGCTTATCGTTGGAGGAATTGAACTTATTAAGAATACTGCAATATCTATTAAAGATAAAGCAGTTGACATATATAATCAGGCTGCAGGACTTGCAGAAGATAAACTTGGAAGTAGAACTATTATTGATCCAGAAACTGGCGAAAAGACACTTGTAACGAATGCTAGAATTGCAGAAGATCTTGGTAATGTATATCTTAGAGGCGGTGCTAAGGCAGTAAAGGCAACAGCTGGTATTGCTAAAGCTGGATTCAATACAGTAAAAGCAGCTGGTAGTTCAGCCCTTTGGTTAGCAAAAGGAACTGCTAAAGTAGCAACTGCTCCTGTCAGATTAGCAGGAAAAACGGTTGCTGCAATTGGTAAGGGTGCATCCACAGTAGCTGAAGGAGCTGCACATGGCACAATCTTACAGAATGGTGCTAAATCTATCAAGAAAATAGTTACTAAGATTTCCGATATATTTATAGATGTATTTAAGCCAAATCCTGAGTTAGCCGCATCATTACCAAATGTTAAAAAGCTTTTTACTGATATTGGTGAAAAAGCTACTAAATCTAAAGAGATTTTAGCAAAAGTTGGCGGCAAAGCAATGAATGTGCTTAAAGGATTAAATATTGCATATACAGCATATGCTGCAATATCTGGTCTTATGGCTAGTGAGGCTGCTAATTTATTCCATGTTGATGAAGATAGAGTTGACTGGTTAATGCGAATAATCTCATCCGCATTTAAGACAATTCGATCATCATTAATAGGTTCTATATTTGATATATTCCTTGAAATAGCTGAGATGGTAATGGGTAATGGAACAGATATCCAGTCAACTTTAGCTACTATGTTATATGATATAATGTCTGCCGTAATTGGTGCAGGTGATTCTGAAGCATTAAAACTTGCACAGGAAGACTTCACTAGAGAATATGAAAACTATAAAGCTGCAACTGGTAATGAATCATTATCAAAGAATGCTTATAATGATTTGAAAAATCAGACAGCATGGCAGAAACTTAAGAATGTTATATTTGGTAAAGATAAACAAGATTTATCACAGTATGAAGTTAATACTACAGTATCTGCAAGTATACCAGCATCAACTAGTGGTAGAACAACTGGTACATTAGTATTTGGAAATGGATCATTAGGATATGGTGCAGTTGGTTTTGCAGATGATACTACAGGAAATTATTCTATTAAATCTACAGGTGAATTTGTACCAGCTAGAGAAGCTTCTAGAGCATTTAATTCAGCAATATCATCATTATCTAGATCTGGTAATGTTTTATTAACTGGATTAGGATCAATATTTGCTGGTTTATTGGGTGCAAATGTAGGTTCAAATACTGTATCATCCATGATGAGTGCAGTTAGTTCATATATTAATAATATGAGTAAAGAATCTTCTTCATATGGAGAAGAAAAGAATTTAGGATATGGCACTTATTCACAGTACGATCCTAGATGGAAGAATTATAGAATTGGAACTATGCCAGATGGTTCTCCTAGTACAATGGCAACTGGTGGTTGTGGACCAACTGCATTAGCTACTGCAGCAAGTGCTATGGGCACTAATGTATCACCTATTCAGGTTGCACAGATGGCTAAAGAGAATAATTATATCACACAGGGTGGTAGTTCTAGTGCATTATTTGAAAGCGGCGCTAGTAAATTAGGTCTTAAACCTAATAAGATATCTAGTGGCAGTATTATAAGTAATCTGAAGTCTGGCAGACCAGTTGTTATGTCTGGTAAGTCATCTAAATCTGGTCCATATTCTTCAGTAGGACATATAGTTACAGCTACTGGAATTGATAAAAATAATAATGTAATAATTAATGACCCTAGAAAATCTCATGCAGAAAAATATCCTTTATCAAAATTATCTGCAGGTATGACAAATGCTTGGGCATATAGTAAAGGATCAAAATCTGTGGGATTCGGAAATAGAATTAATTCCATTGGATATGGATTACTTAATGATATCGGATTTGCACAGGGCGGTGTAAGTAGCTTTAAAGTTAATAATATTGAGATTAGTTCCACAATAGCTAAAAAGATTCTTACAGGAAAAACTAAATATGCTATTGGTAGAGGTTCTCATGTTGATGCTGAAGCGTTACTTAAGTCATTATTTGATATTCCAACACCTGAAAAGATTGCATCAGGAGAAGTATTAACAGATAAACAGGTTTGTGAAATTTATTATCAGTATCTTCTTAAGAGACGTGTATGGGGCAATAAAGTTACAACTGGAATCTATAATGCTATGGTTAATCGTGCAGAATATATATCTAAGAATGCAACGGATGAATCGATGAGGCAGCGAGCTGAAACTCTTATTGCGTCTGATAAATCTGCATTTAATATAAGTAATACTCAGCTTGGTAAAACTACAACATCTGGTACTAAATCTATATTAGAAAAGGCATTATTAAATAAATTAAGCTATAAATATTATAATCTTGAAATACCATACTATTCAATACCATCAGATGATGGAAATGTTAGAAATATCTTATTCTATAATCAGAATGCTGATAATGGAGATGGAATTTGGGCAAATAATCTGATTGGTAATAGTTCAGACTCACCTACGATTGGTCAGAGAGGTCATACTGTAACTTCTATAGCTACAATTCTCTCAAACATTTCGAATGGACTTATTACACCAGATTATATAGCGAATAGATGGGCAAAGAATTATTATTATAATACTGGCGAAGCCGATTATAGAGGTGGAGCAAGTTGGAGTATGATGAAAACTATTGGTGATGAGTTTGAAGCAGGTGCAGAAATCTCATCTATTAATGCAAATGGATTACTCGAAGCATTGCAAGATGGTAAAGTTGTACTTGCACATGGCCGTAGAAGCACTGTATATGGTAACCCATATGGTAACTCAAATGAATATGCTGGTGTAAATAGTATAGCAATTATTGGTGCATCTGAAGATGGTAAGAAAATATTATATATTGATCCATCGGAAACATCAGAAGAGAATGCTCTTAAAGAAACTACACTTAAGGCAGCAACTCATTATTTTAATAAAGGTTTTAAATTTGGTGGAAGTAGTAGTTTAATTGGTATAAATCCAAGCACAATTGCTACAAGTTATGATGGTCAGACAGTAACTCCTTCAACTAAGAAACGTTCCTTCTGGGATAACATTACGGAAATTCTCACACAGTTTGCTGACGTTGGATTAAATATGTTAAACACTAGAATGGATGGTAGAGAATATAAATCGATATTTGCAGATGAATATGAAAATATAGGTAATGGAAACCCACTTGGATATGGTGGAGAAATTGTAAATGGCTCAGTATATTATAATCAGGCAGACCCTGATTGGAAAGATATAAATATTGGTGGAGATACAATCGGAAAAGTTGGATGTTTATTGTCATCTATTGCTATGGCAGCATCTAACGCAACAGGTACTGAAATAACACCTGCTCTTATGGCATCCAGATATGGCTCATTTGATAGCAGTGGTAATATGTATGTAGATGCTACATTACAGAAACTTATGGCTGATACAAAAGTTGGAGTTTCATGGTTAAACAACTTTACAGATATCAAGAATAGACTTTCTGAAGGATACCCTATCGTTTTATATGGTAATAAGGGTACCGGAAGAATTTATGGTAGTGGTAGTAGTACACATTCTGTGCTTGGCGTTGGTCTCACACAAGATGGTAAACTCATAATTAATGACCCTGGTAATAGTAGCAGAAATAGTCAACCACAGACATTATCTGCATCTTCATTAGACATGGGATTCAATAGATTTAAAGCTATATTATTTAAGAAACCAGATGGCACAGCTCCTGGTACACCAAATGTTACATTTACGAGTCCATCAAGTAATAATCAGTCTGGTAGTAGTTGGACAGATATAATTACTAGAACTCTTGGACAGATGGCAAATCTTGGTACAGCTAGAATGAATGCTTGGTCAAATGGTACAGATTATAAGACAGAGCTTGCATTACTTAATGCAGCATCAAATAGTAGCACAGAAACACCTACAATAAGTAGTTTTACGTACACATCAGATTATACAGATCTTGAAGGATCTACAATACAGGAAAAAGTTTGGAATTATCTTATTAAGCAGGGATATACACCACACGCAGCTGCTGGTATTATGGGTAACATTCAGCAAGAATCTAACTTTAATACTGGTTCAATTGGTGATGGTGGTACATCTTTAGGTATTTGCCAGTGGCATGATACTTCTAATAATAGTGGTAGAATGACTAACTTAAAGAACTTTGCTGCTGCTAAAGGTAAAGATCCAACTGATCTTGGTGTACAGTTAGATTTCCTTATGCATGAAATTAATAATGGTTATCCTGAACTCACTGCACAGGGTTCAAAGAACTATACTGCTGCGGTAATGGCTCAGAAATTCTGCGATAAGTTTGAACGACCAAAATATCCTAATATGAGTGCTAGACAGTCATATGCAACACAGCATTATTCACATTTTACATCTACTGGATATGGTGACCCATTCTTCTTAGGAAAGGGAACTGCTAATAAATCAGAACTGATGAAAGAATTGAATAAGACAAATAGATCATATGGTCATTCGAATAGTTTCAATCTCAATAGTTATAATACACGTAAAGTTGGCTATGGTGATTATAGTTATAATAATCCTGCCGATAGACCAATTACTAAATCAGATTTAGTTAATAAATTAGAAGTTGCATTAAAGACAGATGGTATTGAAAACAAACTCGATGTAATTATTGAATATATGGCTGAAAGTCTTAAACAAGAGAAGAATACTACACCTGTATCATATGGTGACATAAATATAGGAAAAGGTGATTCTCCTACTGCACCAGTCATTGTAAATAATAATACATCATCAGAGGTTGCTCAGCCTACTTCATTAAGAATGCTTCATGATTTAATATCTAAAGGATATCGAGTATAAATTAAATAAGAAGACGACTAAAAAATCGTCTTCTTATTTTTAAAATTTCTGTTTATATTTAACAAATTCATTAATGATAAAGAATTTATATAATTGAGGTGAAATATATGGCCGATGTATATGAAATTATAAATATAAACAGTGGTTCATATTTAAATATTAGAAGTGGACCAGGTACAGGAAACTCCGTAGTTGGTAGACTGATTAATGGTGATACCGCATGGGTAGTTGGCGAAAAAGATGGATGGTTAAAGTTAGCTGATAGAGAATCATGGTGGATATCATCAGATTATGCAAAATTAGTTTCGGCTGACGCATCATCAAATAATACCGCATCTGCTACGAGTACTACTCCAACATCAGCAATGTCATCCGATGAAATTGATCCTGAGCTAAGACAGGCTATAAATAATACTAGTACAATAACTGGTTCTGCGACTGACGATTATAATACTCTTGGTACAGATGAAGCTATACTTGCCGAGTTAAAGAAATATTCTAGAGCATTGGGCTTACCGCCTAGACATACTAGAGTAACTGATTGTAGATATATGGAGGATAATTACGGATTCCCATTTGGTAGAAATTATGTAAATACATTTTTATCATCTCCAGCAATAGTATCAATATGTCCAGGGTATGTAAAATATCTTCCAAATTTTAATCAGAAAAGTCAAGATACATTTTTCCAAAGTGTAATTGATATTGCATCTGGAAATTCGTCATTAGGGAATTTGATTAACACAGATAAAGATAAGGTTGGTGGCACAGCTGCACAGTTATATCAATTTACGAGTAAATATTCTGAATATATAAATACAGTAAATTTATTATGTAGAGCCACTGCAGTCTTTCTTGGAATTGGTGATAGAAAATATCCTGGAACTCAAACGTCATATAAGAAATTTGACTGGGGTAAACAGTCAAATCCATCAGAGTCAAAAACTGATAATTCAGATCAAAGTATATTTGCAAAAGTAATGGATGCTGTTAATGATGCAATAACAGATGCAACATATATTCATTTATTTGTAACTGGTGAAGGTACTAATTCATCTGACTCTATGAATACTGGTTTAAGACAGTCAGCATTAGAGCAGCTATTTGAAAGCACATTAGGGAGCGTATCCAGAGATATCGAATTTTTATTAGGAAGTACAATGGATAACACCCAGATAGATGATGACATTAATACGATTATTAATAATAATACTGCTAATGGTACAATGTTATCTAATCTCTTACGTTCTGGTAAAGATTATTTAAGTGGTGCAAAAATGGTGTTTCCTAAGATGATGGATACATTTGATTACAATAGATCTTTTAACATAAATTGTAAATTTGTAGCAAATAGCGGTGACCCTGAAAATATATTCTTAGATGTATATGTACCTTGTATGTTTTTATTGGCAATAATGCTGCCTAGACAGAAAGGATATAATACGTATACTTATCCATTTTTAGTAAGAATATTCTGTAAGGGATTATTTAACTGTGATTTAGCCGCATTAACAGACCTACAGATATCTAGAGGTGGTCCAGATGAAACATCTTGGACAGTAGATGGGCTTCCTACAGAAGTAAATGTTTCATTTACAGTTACACCGCTTTATGATAAGATGATGTCAAGTAATACATCACATCCATTATTATTCTTAAGTAATACACCATTGATTGAGTATTTAGCTGCTATTACTGGTGTTGATATGAAAGCAAATAACTGGGAGCTTCAGTTACAGGTTGCTACAATGGCAATTAAGAATAAATTCTCGTTATCTAATGCACTTACTAGTGCTGGTAGAAAGATAGCATATGACTCTAAATTTATTAACAAAATTCGAAATTGGGTTACTCTACCATAATAAAGGAGATAAATAATGAGTGAAAAACTAACTAGTGTTGAGATAGAATATCAAGAAAAGTATTCTAAGTATCCAGATGATCAAGAAGAATTACTAAAATATATAAAAGATAAATATAGAATCGATGATAAAAAGATAGAAGAATATAAAGATGCTATAGATTCTATTCCATGGAAAGAATTAAATATTACTCTTTCGTTAGTGCCTAAGGGAACTCCAAGACCTAGATATAGCGGAAGAACTAATATGTTTTATGTAAAAGGAGCTGCAGATAATAAGAAAATAATAAAAAAGATTATTAAAAAATCAAATATTATTTTCACTAGAACTGAGATTATAATAAAAACATATCAACCAATTCCAACATATGCAATGAATGGTACTGAAATATATTTAGCCCAATTAGGTTATATACGACCAATACAGAAAAGTGATTGGGATAATTTAGGTAAGACATATTGTGATATGTTAGAAGGAATACTTTTATTAAATGATAATATTATTTGTAATGGTACAGTGGAGAAATATTTCTCCATCAAACCTAAAGTAGAAATCTATATTAAATATCAAGATCAGTTTGATTCTAAATATAATGAAAAGAAAATAAAATCAAGCAAATCATATCAGATTATGATAGAAAATATTGAAAGAGGTGAGAAATAAAGTATGAGTGATGATACTAGAAGTATTAAAGATAAAATGATTGATATTATTAAATATAATAAAGAATATAAAGAAAATGATGGAATTATTTATATTCAGGATAAAACAGTTAATGAAATAAAGACAAAATTATATGAAATATTAGGAGATAAGATTAATCCAGATTTGAATATGATTTTCTCTGAATATAAAAATGGGGTTTATATTTATTTAAGGTGATATAAATGATAATAGATTATTTAAAAGAAAGATATGAATGTGTCGAACTAGGTGATATGATATCATTCATGAATGTTAAAGTATCAGATCTTAAAGAAGTTGGTATTGATATATCCGATGGAATAATATCTGAATTTTGTGGCGTTACAATTCTAAAGAAACGAAAAATGGTAGTATATCCCATTATGGAGAAATTAATCACATATCAACACACAAACTTAGAAGAAAAATATGATGTTCAATATACATCAAATGAAATATTACTGATACCAAAAAGAAATATATTCATATGACGTAATGTCATATGAATATATTTTTATTAAAATGATTCTTTCTTTCCGTAGTTCTTATGGTAGAAATAAATATTCTTAGATGTTTTTGATAAATCTGATTCTTTAGCAATTTCTCTAAGATATTCTTTATTATCTTTGAAATTATATCTTAAATCAACGAATGATTCTGATACAACTTTACCGAATGCATCATGCGCAGTAATATCAATTACTTTATCAGCTTTATCGTTGATATTGAATCTTACTTCAGAAACATTAACATTTGATTCTTTACAATATAAACGATTGATTTTATTAAGCTGAGCAATATCACTCTGTTTATTAAGTTTATCAAATGAAGATTCTACAGCTGGTTCTTCATGAGTACTAATAGCTAAAATCTGGTCATCACCATATTCAATTGCTGATTCAATAATTGGAAGAACTGCATTCTTTTCTTCTTCAGTAAAGAAAGTATTTTCCATAATTCTGTCTTTAGATTTCTTAAGAGTTTCCTGAACCATTGCAATGTCAGTAACACTAGCTTTATTTCCACATTTAGCTTTAGCTGCATCAACAATATCTTTTACACAATCAACAATCTTAGTTCTATCAACATTGATCTTATCAAATACCCTCTTATCTTTTTCAAGGAAACCACAGACTTCATCAAATGAGGGGCTAAATAAATTCATAGTCTTAAGTGTTTCAAAGAGAGTATAGATGATTGCTGTACCAAGTAAAGTCTTATCCATGATTTCTTTTTTATGTTCTTCAGGCATCTCTGTAAATGATTCGATAGCCTTCATATCTAAGAATTCAGATAACATGTCTGCAGAAGTTTTCTTATACTGAGGAAACATTGAGAAAGTATTTTCTAATGTTACTTTATAAAGAGAATTAAATGGAATTTCATCAGGTTCATTAGTATAAATAATGCTTTCTAATGTAAGTTCCTGTAATCTAGAAAATACAGATGTATGTTTCTTAGCATCAGTTTTCTTAAGAACGATATTCATGTAGCTTTCTACTGATGTAGTAGAAAAATCGTCAGAATTAGAAATAGCGTCTTCTAATTCATTCTTAAGTTCTTCTTCTTTTTCATATGCTTCTTTTTCAGACTTGATAACTTCAATAGTTTTCTGCTGAATAATTGACTGAAGTTTTTCATTTGTAATAGCATCGGCATTCTTAGAGAATTCTTCAAATTCTTTTTCAGTAAATGCAGCTTTGTCAACGATTTCAGAAAGTTTAGTTTCATCCTTCTTAACAGCTTCATCACTTTCTTTACAAATTCTCTTACATGCTTTTGTTGCAGCTTCATTACAAACCATATACATCTTCTTAAGATAATCAGACTTAATTGGGTCTTTTTCACATTCCATTGCAATATGAAGAAGGTCAATTCCGCCCATTGATTCTAATACCTTGAACGAATATTTTGATAAACCTACTTTATCTGATCGTGTTAATTCGTCCATTTCAACAGGAATAGCATTAAGGAATGTTTCATTAACTATGGCATGAAATGCTTTATTTAATAACTTATCTTTAACGCCATTCTCTAAAACAGCTCTATTGATCATTATGTTTACCCACCTTTCATATAAGGGATAGTTTTCTTTTACTTTATAAATATGTTTAAATGTAGTAAAATACTCGTATGTATTATTTTAACCGTATTTTGGATTTACATAAATATATATTATTATAGTGATATAAAGGTAATAACACATGACATTATTACCTAAATTAAACTTTAATGATATATTTTATGAGGAGGAAATAAATATGAAAATTACTTTTAACTCAACCGAACTTAACAAAATGTATGATATGGTAGCAACATTATCAGAATGTGACCCATCAGTTAGCCGTCTTGATTTATTAACTAAATGTGAAAAAGAAAAAGAAGAAATTAAATCTAAAGGTATTCATACAGCTGGATATTCTGTAGTATATGATGAAACAAATGCAGAATATATTTTGAATATTTCAGAAGAGTTTACTACATCTATATTAGATGTTTATCTTAAACGTGGCAAGATGTTCACAAGAATTATTAGAACTATTATTAGCACATTTGAAACATTATTCGAATTATTTGAAGATATGGAAAATGATCTTCGTAATGTAATGAATAAGTACACTTTAGTTAAAGATGATGAATCTAAAGCTAAGCCTGAAGATGGCACATTAGAAGTTAACGAATTAGAAATTCCTATTGATGAAACTTTAGCAGCTAAAGAAATCATGTAAAACAATTTTTAGACTATTATATAGCAATTGTATAATGATCGCAGTTGCTATTTAAAAGTAAACCTTCTATTAAAAAAGAAATGAGATATATTTTCTCATTTCTTTTTTTATCTATTTTGTGATAAATACTAGTATGAACACGAGGCTCATACTAGTATATTAGAAATATTATGTAAAAAATAAGAAAGGAAACCTTAGAAAAATGTTTCTATATTAAAGTGTTGGGCATAAATATTAATTTATTATTCAAGTAAATAAATATCGATTTTTGGTGAATATGATAATCCATCATATGCTGAATAAATATTAATGAATTCAGGTACATACGCAGATACACCATTGCTCATTTCTTTGATTTCTTCTTCATTTAATGATTCAATCTTCTGAGCTTCGTGTTCGTATATATTCATACCATAATATTCGATGTGACTAATTTCTGGGAAATTATTTTTTATATCTGCAATCATATTCATTATATAGATTGATTTACCCTGATTATCTACATCATTAAGAGATTCAATATAATCCTTTACATAAGTCTTAAATTTATCTCTGAAAATATCAAATGATGAGATAGATGATAAGCTAATACCAAATCTAAATGAACAGTTGACACTATTAAGAGTAGTTGATGTATCTTTAATACCAACTTTATAGAATCTTGATTTACCATAAGTATTGAAGAATTTCATATCAATAGAGAAATTATTTTCAAGTAATTCATATGCATTTTCTACCAACTTATAGTTTCTTTCTATAGCAGCAATAAAGTATTCAAGATTATTGTAATTTTTAATCCAATTAGCTTTTACCAATGGGACTTCTTTCAATAAGATAGAATAATCATATTCTGAATTAGATACATCTAAATATTTCATATTACCTCTAATGAAATCCATTGATTTAATAAATGCTATTGAAGATTCATTTGTCTGAGTATATGAGTTGGTTAATGTATAACCACTTACATATGGTATATTAGAATAATTATGAGCATAGTTAGTGTCATCGTTTTTAAAGAATGCGTGCATTTCTATATCAAAATTATCTATAGGTATAGATACACTAGTATTCTTATTTCCGTTAATATCCAATATACCACCGTCTAAGAGCATTGTTTTATTGAGTGATATGTAATCATTTGTAGAAAGATATGATACCAATGTATAGTAATTTGATTCCTCATTATAAGATTCAATTACAAATGGGAAGTACATATTATTTTCTAATGTGATTCCTTTAATACCACCAATAAGTTTTAATTTACCTAAATCTTTAACCTTCTTAACTGCCAAGATGTCATTCTTGATAAATTCTTCACCAACAGAGAATTTTAAATCATGTCCTGATAATATGTGAATTTAGTTGCGTCTCCTCTAAAAATATCAATATATGGATCTGATTCATATAAGATAGCTAAATAAGAAGAGTTTAAAGAAATATCGCACATTTTAATATCGTTTGTAGCTTCGATTGCATCTATTTCCATATACTCAGATCCATTCAACTTAAATGATTTTATATATGTTGAACCAGAGCTAAATGTTGTATATAAATAGATACCATTATTTGAGAAATAGATATTTTTAATTGGTTCTGTAATTTCATTGTCTAAAGTAAGTTGCTGCTGTGTGTTAATATTATAAATTCTGATATATGGAGCAGCATCTATTGCAATAGCAATATAATTATTATCTGGAGAGAATTTGAATGTAGTAATATTTCCTCCAATATAATTTAATGATGAACTATCCATTTCAGTATTATTGATAATATTAATGAACTTAAGTTTATTATCACGATCAATATAACCTAAGAATGTATTATCTGCACTTACATCGACATAATTTACATGTTCATATATAGGAGTCCTAACACTTGCTGCTTCAAAGTTATAAATTATACAGAATGGATCTTCATCAAATGTTAATATAAGATTTTTTCCATCTTGAGTATATTTCATAGATTTGATTGCAGAAGTAATGGTTAAATTATTTAACTTAATCTTTGCAAAGATATCATCTATTTTCGTATATACTGTAAGATATGGTGAATCTTTAGATGATACAGCTAATAATGAACCATCTGGTGAAAATTCACATTGGTCTACAGTAGTTTCAAATGGACTTGATAATGATACCTTATTAAAAATATCCCCGTTTCTTTTATATAAAGTAATATATGGAGCTTCATCATGAGTCATAACTAAATAATTAGAGTCATTGCTGAATGAAATATCCAATATATTACCAGAAGGCACTGTAATATTTTCTTTAATAGATGTATATGCTAAAAAGTTTTCTACATGTGATCCAACTTTAATAACTTCATGTAATCCATTATCATACTGAACATCTGCATATACCGTATCAGTATCATATTGAATTGATTTTACATAACCAGAATCTTGTGCTCTGATAATATTTGCTTCATCTTCAGTATCTACTAGTTCAACTACTTCACCATATTCAAGATCTGTAGAAGGAGAAATAGATACGGATAATTTATAATAGTTTTCACCCATTAATGCATTTCTTGTAATTCTTAAGTTAGAAGCTAAGAACTGAATTAATGAATTATCGTAAATATTTGAATATTCAATTGCATAGATATCGTTTAATGAATTTATATAGTATCCAACTACATTAGGATTTAGTGTAACTGAGATTAAGAATGGATTTGTGAATAAGAAATCGTTTTCTCCATCAAATTCATCTAGATTATCAACTATATTTAAACTTCTATTTTTTCTTACAGTATAATCTGAAAATGATTCAGCATTATTTTCTTCTATAGTTTTTATCTGGTTGGTAGCAGAATTATAAACTTTAAGAATTTCATTTCTAGCTGTAGAAAAATAGTTATCAAGAATTGTCTTAAAATAAACTGATTCAGTTTCATCTATATCAGTATTATACTGAATAAGTGAACCAGGTTTAATAAGAACTCTATTAGATGATAAATATTGTGAGTCAAAGTCTGATTTTGCCATATCAGTTGAATGGTTTACTAATAAATCCAATGTATTAGTTGGCATGATATTTGAATCAGAGTCTTTCAATAATGTAAAGGCTCCATATAAACGCATAAATACGTCATCACGTTTCTTTGATACAACGATTTTATCTGTATTAGAAGTATTTAATTCATCAAAATAAATCTGAAGATCGTTATTAGTTGTGATAGTATTATTAGTAGAATATGCATTAAGAACTTTAGCTCTAAATTCTTCTGTAGATAATCTATTATATCCACCTGCACTTGAGCCATTAATGATACCACTAATAACTAAATCAGAGTTATATGGATAATCTTCAGACTGAGATGATGCTAAAATAGAACCATTAAATGATTCAAAATTTCCATCTTCCCCTAATGTAGTATAAATATTTATCATAATTTCTGAATTAAATTTAGGTGTAAAATAAGAGTTATGTGGGAATATAATTCTTATTGTGTTATCATTTACCATTCTATAGTAACAGAATTTTTCATCACCATAGAGACCATTTTCAATAATCTTTCTAAGCTGAATTGTCTGCGTTGTGTCATTTTCTTTATAGAATACTTCAAAGTTAGCTAAGTTACCAGTGAAACTAAAGTCTAACGATACTGTATCTATAGTAGCATTTTGTGTTATTACTTGAGTTTCGGTCTGCATCTCTACCTGATGCATTTTTACAATTATAAGTAAATGATTTTCTCCAGCATATCTAATAGTTTTATTCTTAAGATATTTATTTGGATTATCATTTAATGAATTTGATTTATTGATATCATAGTGAGTTGTATGAATCCATTTATTACCAGATTTCTTAGAAATAATTTTTATAGGATAATCGAGCATAAATGGTATATTATCAGCTAATACTAAGAGAGTATCATCTAATACAAATTCACTAAGACCATCTGCCATTGTACCATTTACAGAGCTAACAACATCACTTTCTTTAAGTACAAGAACTACTTCTGCAGTAGCTGGTGTATACATTGGCACATCTAATTTATGTAAAGCCGCCATTTTATATAACGACTGAATATTTTGAGCAGTTACTGGATAAAATTCACGTCTAGCAATATTAATTGCATTAAAACTATCACCTGTTACTTCAGACATTATATTATTAATATATCCAAATGTACCAGTTCTATAATTATTAGTAACTTGAAAGTCAAAATAGTTAGGAGCAATTTTATCTACCCAATATTCGAGCATTTGCCCAATATTGGAGTAATTTTTATAATCTGATACTGCCATTATTTATTTTCACTCCTTTTACAAGTGTATTGTACTAGTCTTCTTTTGCCATCTTAATTCGAAATTAGTTCCATTTCTAGGTCTATAAATATATGGAGGACCTACTGTAGAACTTGCACTATGAACACCATATTCATCATAATATGGAGCATCATTCTTAGGGTTAGGTGATGAACCATTGATACCAGGGGAATTCTGATTAAAGTCTATCAAAATTTCTGGTCTCATTTGTTCGTGCATAAAGTATCTGAATGGAATTGTTATTTTATTATCTGGATTACCATTACGAATATTAAAACTATAGTTACTATGAGGAACAGATGTTGGGAAACATCCAGTATATTTAGAAAAATAAAGTATAGTTTTAGCATCTGGTTTACATATAATATTATATACACTACATGCATAGTCTATACAATGATACCTTCTATAGTTATCTTTAGTTTTAAGAGTATTTTTCATAATGGAGTTAATATAATAAGTCCACAATTGGAATAGTTTAGTTATTCGTAATTCAGAATCTTCTCTGAACGTAATATCGAAACTACCACCAGTTACAGACTCATTAGCAATTCCACCATAAGGCATCTGATAGTTTGAGAAAGGCTGATTTATAGAATAATCTTTAATAGTATAATCTGCAACATTCATTGATTCAATTCTATGTGTTATAGGAATAAAAAAATGATTTGAAGTTAAACTTTCAGTCAACCATTTACAAACTATAGCATGGTCTCTTACCATATATTGTAAAAATGGATCTGCCGCATTTACAGATGGGACAGATTTACGTGTATTACTATCAGAAATTACATTACAGTCAGGTCGTGTAATGAAGACATATTGCATAAATGAGGATAATTCTTCATCAGGCTTCACTGTATAGTAACGAGTAAAATTTTGATATGGATCCTGAAAATCTTCATTTTTCATATCTAAGGCAAGCCTTACAGTATCATCGTTGATATATTTTCTTCCATCGACGACACTAAAATTTTTATCGACTAAATATGGGAGATTATAATAGTCTGCCACGACATAAACACCTCATTTCCTTTATATTTTAGTCTTTTTAGTCATTAATCGATTTGTTCGGAATGGTATGTACTGTCCAAAAATATAAATATATATAATTTTAGTGTGTATAAATATAAATTCATGGCCACTTACTCCTATAAATTATTTTATCGAAAGCGATATTATGAAAGGAGGATGAATGATATGACAATACTTGAAGCAATTAGTTCAATTGGTTCAATTATAAAAAATACAGGCAAAGCAATATTATCAACTATTGGTAATATGGATCTTAAATCAACTGTAAATGCAGGTGTAATTATTGGTACAGCAGCAGTTGTATGTTATGCAGCTTATAGATATGCAAAAGCTAGAGTATCATATGTAAATGAACCTGAAAATATGTCTCCAGTAGATAAAGCTTTAGCATTAAATAATATGAATTACAGAAATGATGAGGATTTATGTAAACATATGAAAGATGTTAAAAAAGAACTCTACGGAAAAGATAAAAAGTCTGCAAGTAAAAGACGTAAAAAACGTATGAAAGCGAGAGAACTTCGTGATCGTATGAATGCTGAATTCTCAGAAATTCGCAGCACAGAAGATTATTCTTTCAGAAATAAAGGCGGAAGTAAGAAGAAAAAACGTCCTATTATTATAGATTGCACAACTAATGAACCTTTTAGAGATCCAGAGTATGAAGCAATGTATGACTATGGAATGAAAACAGGTGGATTATTTAGACAGGCAATCGAATCAGGAAGAATTCAGGCAGCGAATTGCTAAATAAATTAAAGAAACCATTCACAGCTGGTTTCTTTTTTTGAATAATTATTGTCGGTAAAACAGAAAAGTATAAAATTTATTTAATTTATATATCATTTTTTGGTATCGTAAATTAATTATACGAATTAAATTATATAATAAGGAAGGGGATCAGAGAAAATGTTTGATACAAAAATTGAAAAGGTCATAGTGAATAAGCTTGATTTAGAGCATGAATGTTATTATGATTTAATAACTGGACATGGCATTATATTAGATTCGGTGGATGCTTATACTAATAAAGGCGAGAAAATATATAGAGGTTTACAGTCAGAATATTTTGGTACGGACTTTAGTGATGAATTAGCATTCGCTGATAGATATTCATGTAAATGTGGTAAGTATAAAGGCAAGATGTATGAATCACAGATATGTGACATGTGTGGTACTAAAGTTGAATATATTGATATCGATATAACTAAAACAGGTTGGATTGTATTACGAAACGGATATAAAGTAATATCTCCAATCTATGCAATGAAATTACAAGATGCTTTAGGTACTGTAAATGGTGAAAAAGTTCTTAATAAGATTCTTGAAGTAAGATATGATTCAGATATTCCTAATCAAAATGAAAGAGAACTTATGGATATGAAAATTCATCCATTTTTATTCAAAGGTATGACTTGGTTGGTTGATAATATTGATGAAGTATTGGATTATTATATGAAACGTAAACCTACTAAGAAAGCATTATTTGAAGAATTAAAATGTGACGCTGATAAAATATTTACAAAAGCTATACCTGTAATTTCATCTATATTACGTATAGAATTACCAGGTGTAAAAGATGAGAAATTATTCAAAATGAGATTGAATACTTACTATCAGTCATTAATCAGAAATACGAATATTATAAATTCATATGATACTGATGATGTAGATTCAAGAACATTGATTTCAATCAATAGATATCTTGCAAGTATGCAAAGTGATATTAATGAAATATTTACTGAAATATTCAAGACAATCGATGGTAAGAAAGGTATAATCAACTCAAAGGTATTAGGTGGTAGATATAATTTCAGTTGTAGAAATATCATTGCACCTTCATCTGGTAAATTAAGAACTGATGAAATTGAATTATGTTATTTATCATTTATGGAGTTATATAGATACGAATTGATTAATTACTATTCCAAGATACAAGGTTGTGGAATAATGGAAGCTTCGCAGAAATGGAAACGTGCATTGTTACATTTCGACCAAACGTTTTATAATATTATGAAACATATGGTTCATGAAAATAAAGAACTCATGTACGTTATGATTAACAGAAATCCGAGTATCAACTATGGAAGCTTCTTAGTAATGAAAGTAGCAAATGTAAAGCCTAATATAAATGATAAGACTTTAGTTATTCCTACACCTATATTAGTAAGTATGGGTGCGGACTTTGATGGCGACCAGCTTAATGTTTTCCGTATTATTGGTATGGATTTATCTAAGAGAATGGCTAAGTGTTTGAATCCTAGATATAATCTTTATATCGATAGAATTAATGGTAGAATAAATAAAGCTGCTATGCCACAGAAAGATGAAATTGTAGGTTTCTGGGCATTTTGTAATAATTAATCTAATAATCTCATAGCTTAATAGCTATGAGATTATTTTTAATATTAAGGAGGAATTTATAATATATCGTTATCAATTTAAAAACGTTTTATCAAATCTTAAATTTTTAATATTACATCCATTTAAATCAACTTCATATAGTGTATCAAAATTTTTGATATCTCTTGAAGATTTATGGCGATTGATAAAAAATCCATATGCTTTAATGGAAGATGAAAAATGGTTTACTATACCTTTATATCCAGATGATACAGGATATAAGCACAGGCTATATATCTTTAATGGTTCGTTGAGAAATCATCCTTTAATATTGATATGCGAACCAGACTCAGTAATTTTTCAAACTGATATATATGATAATTTTACAGCAGTTCCATTAGAGAAGGATTGTAAATTAAATTATAAATATTTTAAATATAAAATATCACAAGAAGATTTAATTCATTATAAAAAATTTGTAGAATATAATCGTGATGCACTTAGAAATATTTATTATGACAAATCTCATAGTTATTGTGATGATGATCCGCTTGAAGTATTAACATTTATCTAATAATTAAAATCTCGTATCTTAATAGAAGGGGATAGATATGATTTATTTATATCAATTAAAAAGAGTGTTTGAAGATTTAAAGGCAGTGATACTGCCATCACATGATATGAAGTTACATTGTTTATCATGCTTGCGCATATCTATTGAAGATTTATTTAGGCTTTTAATAAATCCATATGCATTGATGGAAGATGAAAAATGGAATAGCATAGAATTACGTGCTGAAGAAACAGGCTATAATCATAAACTTATTATTTTTAATGGAACGTTTAGAAGACATCCAATGATATTAATAACAGATAAATCATCTATTATATATCAATATGATATTTTCAATAAGTTTACAGTAGTTCCATTAGAAAAAGATTATGAAATAAAATATAGATATTTAATATATAAAATATCTGATGAAGATTACGACCATTATAAAAAATTTGTAGATTATAACCGCAAGACTCTTGAAGATATATATTACGATATTCATAGTTATGATGATGAAAGTGCATTTAATGCATTAATATATATCTAATAATTAAAATCTCGTATCATAATAGATACGAGATTTTTTTGTGTAAATATGAAGATTTTTAAATATATATTATTATATTAGAAAGGAGGAAATAAATTGTCAAATAAAAATAAAATATTATAGAAAGGATTGATCAAATGAATTCATTTGATGAAAAATTTTTAGAAAGTTTAATAGAAGATAATGAATTTGATATAGCATCTGAGGGTTTATTTGAAATTCCATCGTCCGCTATTCAATACAATGTATGTGGAAAATTTAAATTAAGAATATTGCCATTTAATAATGGTAATGGTAAAAGTTTGGGTCAACGCGGGAAGCACCATATAGTTTCATGTAAAATTATGTCAAAACATACAAATCACACAGAAGTTGGTATACTTATGACAGATGGGATTCGTTGCGTTTATCCACGTCCAGATAAAAAGGCTAAACATGAAAATCTTAAAAAAGAATTAGAGTTTGTAAATATTAATTATGAGAATATTGTTAAAATGGCATATGATCTTACATTTAACGATGTAGACTTAACTGATGATTATGTATTAGCACATTTAGATTTAGTCACAAAGCGTCGCACTCGACCATTACCAGAAACAATATATGATGTTATCAATAATTTTTAAGGAGTAAGCATGATCTATTTATATCAATTAAAAAAAGCATTAAAAGATTTGACATATGTAATACTTCATCCATTTAAATCAGATTTATATGACGTGTCAGATTTTTTACTTTCATTTAATGACTTATGGCGTCTTATTAAAAATCCATATGCCTTAATGGAAGATGAAAAATGGTTTACCATAGAGATATCTCCAAGACACACTGGATATAATCATAAATTAATTATTATAAATGGTACATTAAGAAAAAACCCAATAATAATGATCTGTGATCCTAAGCTAGTAGTGTGTCAAATTGATATATTCGATGAATTTACGGCAGTTCCATTAGAGACCGATTATAAATTAAATTATAAATATTTTAAATATAAAATATCACAAGAAGATTTAATTCATTATAAAAAATTTGTAGAATATAATTATGATGTTCTTAGGGAAATATACTATGATAAAGAACGTGATTATACATTTGATAAAACAATCGCTAAATTGACATTTATATAATAATTAAAATCTCATAGTTATTAAGCTATGAGATTTTTTTGTGTAAATATGAAGATTTTTAAATATATATTATTATATTAGAAAGGAGGAAATAAATAATAAAACTATCAAATATTTAGAAAGGGATGAATAAATATGGATTTAGCTAAAGATAGAACTAAATATCAATATGGTATAGTCTTAAACTCAATGTTTCGTACATTAATTGATCCGTTGCATTTATGTAATAATCTACGAAAATTAAAGGCGTCATTGAAAGATTTAAAAAGAATTAAAAAGAATCCATATGCAGTAACAGAAGAAATTAAATTAAACCGCATAGATATAACTCCAGATATTACGGGATATAAACATACTTTAATCATTCCAGTTGGTTGTTATATATATGAATCATTATTAATAGTTGTCGAAAATTCATATATTCCATTATATGAAGATTTTACAAATTATTCGGCAATTGATCTATCGTATGATAATGAAAATAGATTAGATTATAGTATATTTAATCTTCATTTATCATCTGATGAAATTGCATTATATGAACGATTTGTTGATGAAAATATTAGATTATTGGATTTAATGGCATTTGATGGCACTGCAGGATTACTGAGTAAGCATTTCATACCATATCTAAAGGTGGTGAAGTAAGATATGAATTTATATAAATATCAGTTTAAATTACTACTGGAATCCATTTATGATACAATACGATATCCAGGTCGCATTATGAAAAATCTTTATAAACTTAAAATAGTAATTAGAGATTTAATAAGATCAATAATTAATCCATATGCTATGATTGAAGATGATAAATGGTATTGCGTTGAAATAGAACCAGATGACTCTGGGTTCGACCACTGGATTATAATACCAAGCGGATATAGAAAAAATCCTATAATGATGGTAATGCATTATTCGCTATTTTATGAATATAGAATTTTTGATGATTATTTGGCGATATCTATAGATGATAAAATTAAAATTGATCGTAATAAATTTAAATATAAAATTACAGATGAAGAATTTGAAAAATTTGAAAAATTTATTGAAATAAATCGTGATATATTATTAATAATGGCACATGACAAGAGTCGTGGAATGTCTAGTAATATATTAACAGATTATTTAGAAAGGGCGGATTAAAAACATATGAATGATAATTATAATGAATATATGTGGGACTTAGCAATAGAACATAGCTATATAATAAAGGATGCAAAAGAATATAGACGCTGTGGAAAATTCAAGATTTCATTTTATCCATTTAATGATGGGAATGGTAAAAGTATATTTCAGCGTGCTAGTCATCATGAATTGTCGTGTAAAGTGAATTCGAACAATACGCAAAATGAATATGTTGACATTGTCATGACCAAGGGGGGCAAATGCTGCTATCCATATGTCGATAAGAATACCAAGGATAATTGCAAAGATCTTACTGATGAGCTTCGATTTGTATACATTAATTATGAGGTAATTACTATTCTTTCATACGACATTGGAATTAAGCATAAAACCTTTTCTAAGTCAGATTATAACGAACTATTTAATACTACAAAGAAAAGCAGAAATGCCGATTTGCCAAAATCGCCAAGAGATATACTATTAAAACATGATCCAGACAATTCTGACTGGATCATCGATAATGTCAGATTCAATGAAGAAAATTAATCTTCATAAACCCATATCGAATAAGATATGGGTTTATTTTTATTATAAATATCAGACACTCCACTTTTAGAAAACAATCTATATAAGTATTTTCTAGGAGGTTATAATATATCATGGAACTAATAACGTGCATTATACTGATGCTGTGCAATCTGTTTATTATATCATCTCTAATCACACGTTTACCTAATATATTTACCGATGGAAGTATGCTTAATGCAGTTGGTACAGTTCTAGTATTAGGATTAAACTGCGTGTCATTAGTGGTAATCGTTGGATTACTGATAATATTAATTAAAAAAAGACGTAGATAATACGTATGGGATTTATTCTTATACGTATTATCTACGTTTTATAATTATATATTATAAAAAAGATAATTACTTAATATTTTTTATAATAATAGGAGGGAATAAAAATGGGAGATTATTTAGTAATTGATAGTCGGGAAACTAATAGCAAAATTATATCAGGCATTTTAATAGATATCATTAGATATCTTGATTCTTCAATTAAGAATGATACTAGTCTTTCTAATGAAACGGGAAACATGTTTAAAGCTGATTATTATGATGAAAATAACGTTGGTAGTGGTGATTATATTATCACTACAAAAGGAATGGCACTTTTAGCTAAAACATTGCTAGATATTAGTAGAAATAGCGAGAGGATAATAGAGTATACATGCAAATATTATCGTTCTAATATATCTGAGCTATATTCAAGATCAGAAATTGTTAAAACCGATCATTATAAGTGTATGTATGAGGTCGTTCAATACTGTTATAAATATATCTCTGAAATATTATTAGATATGATAATTACTGAACGATCAAAAGTTCTCGCACACTGGGTTTAATAAGTTTAATGGGAGGAATAAATAATGGAAAAGAAATATGAACTGTTGCATGACGATTATGTTGATTTTGAAATTCCAAATAATATTAAATCGTGGAGATATGATAATCCTATACGATTATATCGTATTAAAGCATTAAGATCATTTGATGATATTAAGGAAGGAGATATTGGAGGATACGTTTCATCGGATATGATTTTATCTCATAGTGGTAATTGCTGGATATACGGTAATGCCAAATTAATCGGTGGCGTTAGAGTAAGCGATAACGCTAAAATAGGTGCAGATACACTTGTATGGGGAGATGCAACAATTCGTGAAAACGCTCGAATATTTGGTGCTCTAGTACATGGTGATTCCGATATCTACGGTAATGCTAATGTTTCGGGTGAACCTGAAATATGTGGGTATTCAGAAATTTATGGCAATGCTCGAATATTTGGTTTCCCATATATCGATGGTGCTAAAATTTATGATAATGCTAAAGTTGAAGATCATGCAGTGGTAATGGGTCATGTTGAAATATCTGACAAAGGCTTTGTTGGTGGATCCGCATTCTTGTACGAATATGATGATTTTAATGGTCCTATTTATATTTATGAAAATGGTAAAGTATTTGGTCAGAGTGGTATACATGGATCTGGTAGTGTGCATGGAAATGGGAGACTGTATGAAAGTGCAGTAATGTTTGCCGAGGCGGAATTATGTGGAGAATCTTCAATATCTGGAAATGCAGTTATATATGCAGCTAAGATAATTGGCGAATCTCGTATTAGTGGAAATGCGAAGATAGTTGGTGATTATATTATTAAAGATAAAATTATAAAAAATATGCAGCGAATTATTGTAAATAGTAACTATAATTAAACAAGGGGTCAAATCATGGAATCTAACTTATTAAATCTTGATAAATGTAAAGCAAAGAGAAAAGATAATGGTAAATGGGTATCTGGATATCATTATATGATGAAGGACGATTTTACAGATGAAACTATTCACATTATCCTTAGCAAATCAACTATCACAATAGCATCAAATGAAAAATTAACTTTCCATAAGGGTGGAAGTTATCATATTATTGATCCAAATACTATCTGTCATCACATATGCTCGGGAATAAGTAATGGTGAAGAAATAGATATTTGGGAAAATGATGTATTACATAAAATTGAGAAAATGCATAGTTCAACTTACTGTTGGAATACTGGTCAACGTACCGAAGCATCATGGGTAAATGAATCCGATTGGATAGTTAAATATACTATTTCAGATATTCAAAATGTATTACGTTTTGTCAATAATGATAATATTAGAATTACAAAAATTGGCAATATAATAGATAATCCCGAACTTCAGGAGGAAAAAGATGATATAAATTGGGGGATATAATATGAAATGGGGAGATATTAAGAGCACAATGGATAATGTTAATATTATTGGTCACATTAATTTCAATAGTCAGCAAGATGTAAGTAAAAAATATGAGCTTACAGATGATTGTATAGAAATAGATGATCATAAACTTTATAGAATTAAAGCATTAAGAACATTCGGGGATGTTACTGAAGGAAATTTAGGTGGATATATTGAAAAAGAAGATAATTTAGCACACGATGGAACATGTTGGGTTTATAATGATGCTAAAGTATACGGGAATGCTAAAGTATGTGATTCTGCTAAAGTGCGTAAAAAATCAATTGTAGTAGATGCATGTATATGTGGTGCTACATCTATTCATGATAATGCTAAGATATACGGCAATGCTAAAATATCTGGTAATGCGATCATATGCGATAATGTGAAAATCTTTGGGTGTTGTAAAATATTTGATAATGCTATAATTTGTGATAATGCATTTATTAATGGTAGTAATGTATTCATCTATGGACAGGCGACTATAAGAGATAATGTTAGTATCTGTGATAATGTTAGTATCTATGATTGCGCTATAGTGTGTGGAGATGCAATATTATGTGGCTATGTTCGGGTATTTGAGCATGCATATGTATGTGGTAATATAAAATTATCAGATCACACTTCGCTTGGTGGTAATGCATATGTTAAAAATAATCATGATGTATTATACTTTAAAGGATTTGACAGTGAGTTTAGTAATATTACATTCTTTAGAACATCATCCCAATTTATTAATGTTATTATCAATGGGCGGTTCTTCGGCGATATGAGCGGATTTAGATTAGTTGTAAAAGACACATATGGTCATAATCATTGTGCTAAAGAATATTTAAAAATATCTGATTTAGTAGAAGATATATTTAGTCATTATTGGTATCATAAACCAGGATTCTTTAATATGATTAAAGATATGATAAAATTCTATCTTGACCATATTAAAGATAGATAATATAAACGGGGGATATAATATATGAAAATAGTAAATGGACATAGCGTTATAAATGAACTCAGGTTATAAAAAGATGATATTATTACAGATGAAGTAATTGAAAGAGTTGAGAAAATCGTAGAATCGGAACCGATAATTCATGCGAGTGATATGGTTCCACGAGCGGAATGGGTATTGCATCATGGAATCATCGATTACTGTGAATGTGGTCGTTGTGGATCAATGATTTCGAATTATCAGATAAATAGATATTTTTGTCCTAGATGTGGCGCATTTATGACAAACGGTGGAGAATAATGGAGGATAAGTAAAATGGCAAAAATTAAGTTATTTACACATAGTGATTTGGATGGTATCGGATGCTTAATTATTATGAAATTAGCATTTCCACACTATGAAATTGATTGTACAATTTGTGAGCCAGCTACAATTGATGCAGAGTTAACGAAATTTTTAGAAAGAATAATTGATACAGATAATAGTGATAGATATGAGCAGATCTATGTAACAGATTTATGTTATACGAAAGATATAGCAGATTATGTGGATCAATATAATAACGGAAAACTTAGAAAAAATCCTACTGATATTATGCAACAATTTTTGTGCAGATCAAATATGATGCCTTCGGTATATGTATATGATCACCATAAAACAGGGTTAAAATTCACCAATCCAGAATATCATATCAACGGTAAATGTGCAGTATACAGTGACCCAGATAAACATATACCAACATGTGGTACAATGCTTGTATGTGAAAACCTCATTAAACCACTTGAAGCTAATTCTGCAATATATCAATTTGCAGAAATTGTAAGATTATATGATACATGGGACTGGAGTAAAGATCCTGATAATTCATATTCTATTTTAGCAAAGAAATATAATACGATATTTAAATTATATGGCAAAGATAGATTTGTATCTGAAATGCTAAGATTGATAAGATACTACGATGGATCTAAGAACTTATATAATGCATTATGGAGTTTTGAATTAGAAGAAGATTATAATATGATTCAGACGAGAAATAATGATTATATTAATGAAAAACTTGAATCAATAATTATTACAACGATGGAGATTGGTAGAAATCAGTATCGCGTAGGATATATAATGGCAGATAATCATGCAAGTGAAATTGGTAATCGTGCATGTACTAATTATGAAATAGATTTCTGTATTATCCATTCAGGTAATACATTTAGCTTAAGATCAACTAAAGATGATGTTGATGTTTCTAGAATTGCTAAATGCTATGGCGGTGGAGGTCATTTCCATGCAGCTGGTTTTAAAGTGAATGAATTATTCTATGATGACATAGTACGTAAATTTATCAATTCAATTCCAGTAATGAATGATAATTGTAATGTGGTACCATCATTAAACATAAAACCACTGGGATATGAAATTATTCCAGGCTGATAGGGAACTCATCTATAGTAGAAGAAAAAAAGAATATGAGCATAAACTCATATTCTTTTTTTTTTGTGCGTATTTTCTTATGAATACTACAAATTTTATAATACTTATTTTTAAAACTCTTTGATATAAAGGAGTGAGAATAAATTATGTTAGAAGCTCAAAAAGCGGAATTGACATTAAGTACTAATGCTTTTAATCAACCATTGGAATATTCTGGAAAAAATGCATGGACTAAATTAATTATAGATCTATTATTAACTGAGCCAGGAACATACCCTTCTAATCCTGAAATAGGGATAGGGTTAAAAAATTATGATTTTAATTTTATTGATTCAGCTGTTTTAGAGCTACAAGAAAAATTACAGTATCAAACTAAAACATTTTTACCAGATCTACCAATAACCGATTTATCGGTTGTAAATCAAGCTATTGATGGTAAAAATTATCTATTTATATTAATTGCTTTCTCTACTAGCCAATATGGAACGGAAAGCGTTGTTGTTGCTGCAGAGAATGTAAATAATGTAATTAATTTTGAAATATCATTATAAAATATGAGAGGAGTTTATAGTATGGAAGATAATAAAACATTAAAAAATATTGCTGATGATTTTAAAAATAATATGATAAAACCTGCACATGCTATTGATGAAGAAGCGGCAGTTGCTATAAGTAATGGTATAGATGATGACGATGAACCAGTTATTTATGTACCTCATCCTGAAGTTGTTAAGACTACAGATAGCGATAACAAATCTTTTGTCAGTGCAATTACTCCTGAAAAGATGAGAGAATTTATGCCGGATGTTGATAACGATACATTTAAAACACAGTCTGCAGCAATAATGGTTGAAATTGAAAAATACAAGAAAGATCTCATTATCTCTGCTGGTCTTACTCCAGAAGAAGCTGATGCTGCAGCTCTTAAAAGAATGGAAACTAAAGGTAAGCAGATTAATGAAAAATATCTTACTGAAAATCCTAAGCTCGGAATTATCGAAATTGATAAGAAGGATGAAGACAAAGTTGAGTTCTCTGAAGATGAAAAGGCTAAAATTGCTAAAGCTAAAGCAATTAGACTTATCGTAGTTGAAAATCAGGAACTCGAATCTCTTAAAATTGAAAAGGTATCTAAAGAAGAAAAGATTAGATATCTTAGAGAAATTGAAGGTTCACTTTCACATTATAGTGTACCACTTCCTGGTATTGGTGATTATGTAACATTTACAGGTGCTCCTTCAGCAAACCTTGTATCATTAACACAGCATGAAGATGATAAACTTGATGAAGATCTTGAACGTAAAGCAAGTCTTATTTACGATAGACTTTCTAATGGTACAATTCTTACTAAATATAATAAGAATGGCAATGTTATCATGTCATATGATGAATTTACAAATAAATTCAAATATCATGATATGGAATTAGCATTATATGGTATTATCGTTGCATCATCTATGGAATATTCAGAAAATGAATTTGTATGTGGTAACTGCAATAAACCATTTAAGCACACATATAATATGAAGTCATTACTTACACAGGAAGGTATTGCAGATTTCTTTAAAGATAGAATTGAAAAGATTTTAGCTAATAGAAATAATGATAAATATCTCATTGAACTTTCAAATGAAACAGATAAGAAGATTAGATGTAAATCTCCTATTACAAAGAATGTATATGATTTTGAATATCCATCTATTGCTAAAGTAGTAAACATGTTCAAATCTATTGATCAGACAGATAATACAGAGATTTACTTTGCAACACTTTGCTTATGCTTGAATGCAATATTTATTTATAATCCAAATACTGATAGTTATATCGAAATGGATTCTACAGAAATTCTTAAATCTGTAAGAACGTTGCCACAGGCAGATATTGATATTATTACATTGAAGATTCAGGAAATGGTTTATTCTCCTACATTCGAACTTCACCTTCAGTGTCCAGAATGTGGTCAGAAGATGACAAATAGACTTTCTATTGATAATTTAGTTTTTCTCAAAGCCCGCGATACATTAATAGTGACAGCGTGATAAAAGAGTATATGTCATACGTTGATGAGATACTATATGAATTCGAAGGGCAGTTAAGAATACAGGATATATATGGAATGACATATAAAGAATTAGGTTATCTGAGAAAGCATCGTAGAGACATGAAGGCTGCTAGGGGACCAACTATTAAGCCTAATATATTGTGAGGTGAGGCTACTAAATGGAAGGATGTTTAAACAGAATTGAAATATTTCGACAGTTAACTATAGATGACCTTGAAGAATTAAATATGAGTAAATTTGAATGTTTGCTTGATCCTCACTATGACGAGTTCGTAATGTTCTGTGAAGTATTAAAAGATGAAACAGATGTAAAGAATGTTTCTTGTTATATGATTGATTCAAACATTGAATTTGAAATAACTAAAATAGATGATAGTAAGAAAAAGATTAATTTTTAAGAGAAAATACACTAGTATAGAGCCAGAATCTATACTAGTGTATTATTTTCATAATAAATACAATATTGAGAGAAATTTAGTAATGTGTATGACAAAAAAGTACTTAAGAAAATTAAGGATATATTTTTAGTTCCTTATCATAATGTTATCAAATCTGGGTAAGACATACGAGCAACAATTCACTAATTAAAATTATATAGAAGGGATTGCTGTTTATGGGAGAAACTTCTACATTAATAGACTATTTCGTATCTATAATGACAGTAATAAATCCTATTCTCATTGCAGTGTTCAGTTGGTATACTACTAAGAGTAGTAAGAAAACAAAAGCAGAATCCATGGCATATAGAAAACTGAGAGAAGAACAGGAAAAACAAGAGAAAAAAGCTGTCAATGATTCATTAGATAGTATTAAATCTAGTGTAAAAAGTGTTAATACAAATATTGGGATATTGCAGGAATCAGTCGATAATATAAAAGAACAGCACGAAGAGATGAAAGATAAGATAACAAAACTTACCGAAATGGTTGAGACAAGTATCGACTTTTCACGTAGGGCTGGAGACATGGTTATAAAAATTCATGGTATGGACCAAGATGATGTGGTTCAGAATGCAATATCCGATTATCGAGAAGAAGAAAACAAAAATATTAATAATTTAATTCATTCTAATCTTAAGTAAAAAGGAGTGATATGTATGAGCAATGAAAAGGAAAGCAAAGTATTACTTGTTGGTGGTGTAAATATTACTGTTAGATTAAAGAATAAAACATTCTTGGTTGCTCTCATCGCTGCTATTATTGGCGTGGTTTATAATGTTTTAGGTATGTTTGATGTCGTGCCTGCAATTTCAGAATCAGAAATAATGCAGATAGTAGAAGCCGTTCTTGGGTTTTTGGTACTTATTGGTGTTATTCAGGATCCAACCACAACAGGTATTAGTGATGGTGAACAGGGCAAAACATACGTAGAACCAAAATAAATAATAGGTATATGACTACATTTAATATGTAGTCATATATTTCCCACTTTTCTTCAAAAACAAATCTCATAATACAATAATAAAACGACAAAAAAGGATGTGAAATTACATGTCTTCAGTATATGATTCTAGATATACCGGTGAAGAAATTGATGAAGCCGTTCGTAAATCGTTAGAATTTGATCCAACTACAATTGGTACTAAATATTTGTCAAGTAGCACAGCTAATCCTGTAGATTTAAATGCTTTAACAACTAAAGGTAAATATACAATGAATTATTTTATCAATGGTTCAACCACCATGATAAAATATAGTCCAATTACTATAGATGTATATTATGTAAATTCAATAATGTATCAATCTGTATTAATGGGCTCAATGTTATTTATTAGACAGAGAGTAAGCATTGATACATTTACGGAATGGGCTGAATATGATTTACTTGCTAATACAGGTAACACTGGTGCTACATTCTTACCTCAGGTAAACTTTACAAATACTAGCACAAGTCCAATATTAATTGCGTCTGTACCAGCTGGTACTTATGTTAAATCATGTGTATTAAACTTAAGACAGAAGTTTGATGAAGTTACAGTGGTTAGTATTGGTACAGAAGAAGATCATACTGCATTTATGTCAGAGATTTCAATTGATAATTTTGCTAGTGATAATGTAATATATGAATCTGATGCTTGTGTTCAGGTTACAGACGCAGTAGATGTTTATTTATATATTACTGCTACTTCTGCAACTCAGGGTTATGGTAATATTAAATTGATTATTAACTAAAATTGTCATATTCCGAGGTCTTAAAACAAAAGGTTAAGTGAAAAACACTTAACCTTTATTTTTTCACAATATTACGAAAGGATGTGACAATTACTATGGATAATATTATTATCAAGAGACTTCATGGAACGTCATCTAATGAGTTTTCTATAGGTCTTGGACTTAATAAGGTATCCTTTACTACTTCTGCTGATGAATTAACGATCACAAAAAACATCAATCTTGGAAGTTATAAAATTACTTCATCGAGTATTCCAACTGGTGATTATGATCTTACTAATAAACAGTATGTTGATAAAGTAGTTGCTGCTGGTGCACCTATTGCTACCGCAGAAAAACCTGGTTTAGTGCAGCCTGATAATGATACGATCACAATTGATGAAAATGGTATTATTAAAGTAAATGGCTCAGCAACCAAACTTACAACCGATAATATTGTTTGGTCAGATGATATCCATGCACTCGGAATTGGTGAATTTGGTGGTATTACTGAAGATACAGTATGGAGTAAAGGTCAGACTCTTACAGCTACATTAAGACAGCTCATACAGAAGAGACTCGATCCTACAGTAACACAGCCTTCAGTTAGTGCAGTATTCACAAATGATGGTGGGGATAGTTCATATACTAAAATAGCTAATCTTGGTACATATCTTATCGGTTCTATCAAGAAGTTAAATGTGTTAACATCATTTAATCCAGGTAATTATGAATATTATGCAGTAGATGTTGATGGTAATAAGACAACAGCAACTACAGATACAGGTGTTGATTATGTAGAATCTGATTCTGCTTATTCAATTAAAGTAAATAATGTTGCCGTTCATGCAGCATCAGAACCTAGTAGTACAGTTGAATCAATATTGGTTCCTATGACTACAGGTGTAACATCATACACTGCATCCGTATCTGTTAATCATACAGAAGGTTATGTGCCATATGATAACTTTGAAAATGAAGTACCAGATTTCAAAATTACTGCTGGTACAAAGAATAGTAATAGTATCTCTTGGAGCGCTAGAGCACCTAAAGCTGGTGTTACAAATCCTGCTATTGCATCAACTGTTTCACAGACATTTGATAAAGCTGCTATTAGTAACACATATGAAGTTGGTACTCAGGTAACATTTACTATTACTCCTAAGATTACAAATGGTTCATATCAGTATGGTTCAGCAACATATGGCGGTTCAAATACTGAAACAGGTGTTACATTTAGCAACTATGCGGTATCAGTAAATGATGTTGCTATTGATACAGTTGATCCTAATAGTGTTGAAGATATTACTTATGTTGCAGACATTAGTAAAGAAGGAGCTAATACATTTAAATTTGTCGTTTCATGTGATTATTCTGCAGGTGTTACACCATATACAGAACTTTCAACTGAAGCACATGTTATTGATGGATATTCAATTGAAGGAACAGCAATCGCTGCTGGTTCATTATCAAAGACTATTACAGTAACGTTTACAGGCGTAAGATCAGCATATTATGGTACTTATACTACAGTGAATGAACTTGATAGTTCAGATGATGTTCAGGCATTAGAATCTATAAATAATCCTGCTAAGGGTACAGCATTTAGTATTTCTATTCCTGATGGTGCTATGCAGGTAGTAATTGCTTATCCAGCATCAATTGGAGAAATTAATACAATTAAAGATACATCACTTAACCTTAACATTAAGGGTTCATTCGAAATGAAGACACTTGAAGTTAATGGCTATAATGACAAGTATCCTACAACTTACAATGTATACTATCTCAATGTATTGAAAGCTCTTCAGGCTAATACATATGAAATTACTATTTAAGGAGGTGACATAGATTATGGCTGGAAAATATCTTAGTATGCCTGCGGGCTATACACGTACAGACAATACTCCTCTTATGAGTGATGAAAGATTTATGTCACTTGCTGAGGCTGAAGCATTCGTTGCTGAAGATCCTACCTGTTACATTGGTCAATCTTTCTCAGTAGTTGAGGGTGATGATTGCAATATTTATATTGTAAGACCTGATAAAACTCTTAAACCGGTTGGTGCTAACGATACAGCTAGTACTTACCCATCTATATCATTTACTGGTGATATCGATGCTAGTTATTCAGCTACAATTGCAGTAGTTCCTGCTAATACATATATCAAATCATGTATTATTGAAATTACAGAAGCATTTGGTGCTGGAGACTTAATCTCAGTTGGTACTGAAGGTGAACCTGAAGTTATTTATGCATCTGCATATATTGATCCAGAAACAATTGGTACATATGAGATTCCAGTAAACATGGTTATTACCGCGGAAACCACTATCAAAGTGTATGTAACTAAGCCAGAAGCAGATTTTGTTCAGGCTGGTACAGGAACTGTCAAATTGGTTACCGCATAAACAAAAAGATAAATAAATTTTTTTATTTAAATACCAAAAAGGAGGCTATTTAAACTATGGCTAATGAACTTAGAAAAATTCAGAGAGTCGACCAATTATCCAATAGTACATTGATTCTTGGTTTAAGTACTCTTGCAACAACATTCGTATCAAGTGCAACAGAACTCTCTATCAATAAACAGCTTAATTTAGGTGGCAATAAATTAGTTAATATCGCAACTCCTACAGCTGATACTGATGCAGCTACAAAGAAATATGTTGATGATTTAGTTGCTGCTGCTGGTGTTAATGTAACAGATGGCACAACAACAGTTGAAAACATTGACAGTTTTAAAGTTGCTGGCTCAGGTGACATTAAAGCTGCTGTTACTGCAGGTGCTGAAGGTGAAGCTGTTATTACAGTATCACATGAACTTGGTGAAGGTACAGCTGTTGGTAATACAGGTGCTAAATTCATTCAGGATATCAAGAAGACAGCTGATGGTCATGTAACAGAAATTACAACAACAGAAATTAAACCTGAAACTATTGGTGCTCAGCCTGCTGCTGCAGAACTTACAGCTATTGATGAAGCTGGTGCTGGTATCCTTGTTAAAACAGGCGATGAAACTGTAGCTGCTAGAGAAATTACAGGTGAAGGCGCTATCTCTGTAACAAATGGTAATGGTGTTGATGGCAATCCTGTAGTTAAGGTTGCTACTGCATCACTTACACAGGCTGGTGTAGTTCAGCTTTCAAATGATCTCGTATCAGAGTCAACAACAATGGCTCTTACAGCTGCTCAGGGTAAAGTTCTTAAAGATGCTATCGATCAGGAAGTATCTGATAGAGGAGACGCTATTACAGAACTTAAGAAATCACTCGAAGAGCAGATTTCTAATGTAGAAGCTGGTGTTTCAAACATTGCTATCAATGGTGAAGGTGCTGTTTCAGTTGAAAAGACTGAAGGTACAAGCACATACACTGTAAAAGTTGCTGACGCTTCAACAGATGCTGCTGGTGTTGTAAAACTTAATAATACACTTACATCAGAATCAACATCTGAAGCTCTTACAGCTGCTCAGGGTAAAGCTCTTAAAGATGCTGTAGATGGTAAACTTGATACTACTGGTGGCGAAATGACAGGTGCTCTTGTACTTGCTGGTGCTCCTACTAGTGATAATGAAGCTGCTACAAAGGCATATGTTGATTCAGTTGCTGAAGGTCTTAATATTCATGATGAAGTAGCAGTTGCTACAACAGAAAATATTACACTTAGTGGTCTTCAGACAATCGATGGTTATGCTGTACAGGCAGGCGATAGAGTTCTCGTTAAAGATCAGACAACAGCTACAGAAAATGGTATTTATGTTGCTGCTGAAGGTGCTTGGACAAGAGCAGAAGACTGTGACGAAGATGTAGAACTTACAAAATGCTATGTATTCGTAGCTAATGGTGCTACATATGCTAGCTATGGTTTCTCACAGGTAGGTACAGCTGTTGTTGGTACAACAGATATTACTTGGACAGTATTCTCAAGAGCTACAAAATATAGCGTAGTTGCTGCTACTGATTCAGCTGCATCTGTAGTTGCTGAAGGTAGCAAGTTCACAATCGACATCGCTAAAGCTTCAACTACAACAGCTGGTGTTGTAAAACTTAACAATACTCTTACATCAGAATCAACTGAAGAAGCTCTTACAGCTGCTCAGGGTAAAGTTCTTAAAGATGCTATTGATCAGGAAGTATCTGATAGAGAAGAAGCTATTACAACAGTTTCAAATGCTAAGCTCGATAAGCTTTCAGGCGCTGTTGAAGTTGGTAATCTTGTTGTCGTTGCAGAAAATGGTCAGGTAGCTGACGCTGGTGTTGCAATTGCTACTGGCGATCTTGCTGAAACAGATAACCTTGTATCAGGCGCTCAGGTTAAGAAGTATGTAGATGAACAGATTAGCGCTGCTGCACCTACAACAGTTCTTGTTCCAGTTGCTCTTGAACTTGGTACAGATGCTACATATACATCAGAAGTAGTTATTCCTTCAGGTGCATATATTGAATCAGTTAACCTCGTTGTAGGTACACCATATGAAGGCACAGATGTAACAATTTCTGCTTCTGTTGGTGAAGTTACTCTTATTGATGCTACATGGAATGATCCTACAGTTGCTGGCGATTACGAAGGTAATAGCAAGGTATACACAACAGGTGCTGCTACAATCAGCGTTGTTGTTGCTGGTACACCTACAGCTGGTGCTGCTGAACTTCATGTTGTATATAGTAAAGAAGTACAGGCTTAATTCAGTCGTTTAGTATTGAATAAGTTAAATTGATATAAATATGGATTAGACAGGAGTAATCTTGTCTAATCCATTAAATTTAAGTACAGGTCTATAAATTAAGAGTAAAATCTAAAAGGAGGTAAAACTTTCCATGTCAAATAAAATGTTAAATGCTCAGGGAATTTTAGCTAATACATTTGACATTGGTTTATCAAAAACTGGTGGTGCCAGAATCAATGTTGTAAATGGATTAGTTCAGTTCTTAGGATCGGATAAACGTACATTAACACGTATTCAGACAGCAACACCTTCAGCTGCTAATGATGCTACTAATAAAACATATGTTGATACAAAAATTGCAGAAGAATGTCAGGAAGCTATGATTACATGTACAGTTGCTTCAGATTTTTCAGTAACTGCTGGTGATATTGTAGAAATGACAGCATCTGGTATTGTCCCTACAAACGTAGGTGCAATCATTGATGATACTACAAATGAATACTCAACAGGTTTAAGAATTATTGGTATTGCTAAAGAAACAAAAGCTGGTGGAGAATCTTGTGTTGTATCCGTTGGACCAATTGTAAAAGGTTTCACTAATGTAGAAATTGGTACAGTTTATTACTGTACTACAGAAGGTAAGATAACAACTACACAGACTATCTATAAAGTTGGTATTGGTTTAACATCATCTTCTATTAAATTAGATCTTGGTATAGTTCCAATTGTTGCCATCAACTAATATTAGGATAGGAGGAAATAGATTATGGATAATGCTGGAATGCAGGCTTTAATCGACCAGTTTGGTGATAGAATATTTACAATAAATCTTGATAATACAAGATTTATTCGTCTTGGTTACAAAGATAGTCCTAAGATTGAAGATATTACATTAGAGACTATCGGTGGTGTAGACTATATTGTAGTTACTAATAAAACTGCTGCAATGGGTAGCAAAGAATTACATTATAAAACTTATCATCTTACTGAAACAGTTCAGTGGGTTGGTATCATGGATGAAGATTCAAATGATTATAGAATCGATCCAATGCTTTGCACATAAAAATTAATACTTAAATTTTACTTATATATCATTAAACTGGATTTCGACATAATAGAGATTAATTATAAATCATATGAGTTCTGATGTAAAAATTTACAATTATCAGAACTCATATGATAAATTAACTCTAATGTAGTTAATCCGAATATAAAGTATTCATTTTAATATGAGAGGAGTTTAATAATTATGAAAGACAAGAAAAACACAAAGATTCAGAAAGAATCCGTTGAAATTTCAAAGCGTGAGGCGGGCTTAAGAAAAGCCAGAGAGAAAAACATGTGTAAATGTACTCATGTTAAAAACAAAGGTGACTATTCTTTAGTAAAAGATAAGAGTAGCAATAATCCACTTCACTATAAATGTACACAGTGCGATAAGAAAATCGATATTACAAAATTAGATGAAGCAAAAATCGATGAAGCACTTAACATCGTAGATAGAATGTGTGATATTATTAAGATGACAATTGCATCTTCAAATAAAGAGTCAGATATCGAATTTGTAGACAAGATTTCAAATACTCAGTTTAGAGTAAGAAACGATCTTAAACAGGCATACAACCTTTCACTTAAAGCTCAGAAAGATGGTAAGGGTAGAAGAAGTGAAAATATGAATAAACCAAATGGTTCACAGTGGGGTAAACCTGAAAGTTACTAATTAATAGTAATAATATAAACCAGATTACAATATATGGCCTATGATGTAATTGTAAAAACTAAATAGTATAAATATTTATATTATTTATGAGTAGAAGATAAAAATTGATTATCTTCTACTCATTTTTTTGTATTTTTAAATTAAAATATATATTATCTATATGAATATATATACACGCATATAAACAATAAAATATGTCATTTTAAATATTTTTGTTTTTAATGCATGTGTTTTAAAGACTTTATAACTAGAAAGGATGACAAAAATGATTAAAGATAATAAATATATCGATGACGAATATATTGTTATTGATGATGAATTTGACCAAGTACGAAATAGCTTATTTATGTATATTGGTTACAATGAGACTGAAGGTGCACTTCATTTATTTAAAGAAATTTTTAACAATGCATTGGATGAATGCATAAATATAAATTCTCCAGCAGATAAAATAGAAGTACTCTATGATGAAAGCACTATGGAGTTCATAATATCAGATAATGGACGCGGTATTCCATTTGATATGATGACAACCATTTGTACAAAGAAACATTCATCTACAAAATTTAATAAAACTGAGAATAATCAATTCAACGCGGGTATAAACGGCGTGGGCATTACTGTAACAGTAGCATTATCAGATTATTTTTCAATGACATCTTATAGAGGAAATGAATATAAGATTATAGAATTCTTTGATGGTAAGTTAGTGGAGCATAAGCCTACCAAATGTAAGAAACCTCAGTATGGAACTATTGTAAAGTTTGTGCCAAGTGAGAAATATCTTGGTAAGATAGATATTACAGTTGATATCATGGAAAATTATTTTAGAAATATTTCATATATATTACCAGAAGGAGTTAGTATAAAATTTAGTGGTAGATCAAAAGATGTAGAATCTGATGTTAATAGAATATATAAACCTCTTGGATTAGGTAGTAATGTGGAGTTTATTTCAGAAACATTAGATTTTAAGCCAGTTGAAGTAGAATCTGTTATCGATGGTATGGAAATGTCAATGGCTTTCTCATATGATAAAACTACTGATGAAACTCTCATATCATCATTTTGCAATTATGTAATTACTACAGAGGGTGGATATCATGAAATAGCTTGTCAGAGAGCTGTATGTGAATTCTTTAGTAAAGAAGCTAAGAAAATTGATCCTAATCATAAACATGAAGTATCATTTGATGACTGTAAGAAAGGATTAATTATTGCAATTAATTGCAAACATCATAATCCAATGTTTGAAGGTCAGCATAAATCAAAAGTAGATAATAAAGAAATTCAATCAGATGGTAAACCAATGATGTATAAGGCATTAGTTTCATTCTTTGAAAATAA